AGATGGTGTTGTACAAGGCGTCGAACGCGACTACACCTGCAGGCTGATGACGTGGGGAGGGGCAACCCTCCCCGCTTCTTTTCTTTTGTCAATAACTAAACGAAATAGATATGGCTTGCGCTCTAACAACTGGGTATAAATTAGGATGCCGCGACAATGTGGGCGGCATCACGGAGATTAGGCTTGCGCCATTCACGGCGGTTACAAGCATAGTCACGAACGCGTCATCGCAGGTGACAGCGATAACTGGAAGCGTTGGCAGCGGCACAACAGGTGCAGGTGTCAGCGGCTTCTACAAGTACGAACTGCCGAAAGGTGTCGGCCAGTTCACTGAAACGATAAACGCATCTACCGAGAATGGCACGGTCTTCTATCAGCAAGAGGCCACGCTCGTAATCAACAAGCTTCAGCAAGCTGTACGGAACGAGTTGAGGCTGGTTACTACTGCGCGTATGATGGCTATCGTCAAAGACAGAAATGGCAAGTATTGGCTACTTGGCAAGAACAACGGTATCGAAGTAAGTGCTGGAACGTCACAGACAGGGACGGCGATGGGTGACCGCAATGGCTATGAGTTGACGCTGACAGGCATGGAAGAAGAACCATGCGTTGAGGTTACGGCTGCCGCGGCAAATGCAGTCACCTCATCGACGCAAACGCTCGAAGGATAGCTATATTAGCATAGATTTTGGTTGGTTGGTGAACCCTGCGTATAGTGGCGCAGGGTTCTTTTTTTTGGGCTAACTTTGTTCTATGCGTGTATGTATCGTCTACAATCAGCATCCCACCGGGTGCAGCTACTACCGCTTGGAGATGCCTTCAAGCCGCGTTCATGAGATGTTCGGCAGCGAAGCCGAGTTTGTGAGCATCGCCGACGTGCGCACGATGAGCGACGAAGAACTGCGAACGATTGACCTGTTCCTGTATAATCGCACTTGGATTGCAGGACCTATTGAGGCAGTCAAGCCTGTCGCCGACATCCTGCGCCAGTACGGCGCGAAGATCATCTTGGACATGGACGACTACTGGCATCTGGGGACAGGGCACAGTTTTTATAAGCACTACCACGACACCAACATGTCTGCGATCGTCGCCGAACACGTCAAGCTTGCAGATGCGATTATCACAACAACAACGTACCTGCGCGATGAGATCGTCAAGCTCAACCGGAACGTGACGATCTGCGAAAACGTTCCGCACTTGTTGTACGACCAATTTAAGCCGCAACCGACTACGAGCGAGCGACTGCGCTTCGGCTACTTCGGTGCTGCGCAACACACGGAGGACGTGGCCTTGCTGGAGCTGCCACTGTCGCGTCTCTGCGACGATCACACGCTGGAAGGGCGCTACATGCTTTACCTTGCCGGGTGGAATGAGGGCAACCCTATCTATCAGCAGTATGAGCAGGTGTTCAGCAATAAGGGGAAAAACAATAACTACGGACGCATACAGGCGGCGGACATATACAGCTACGTTGGAGGCTACAACTTCGTGGATGTTGCCCTTGCGCCTCTGCGCGACAATAAATTCAACAGGCTTAAGTCGGAGTTGAAGGTGACGGAAGCCGCGTGGATGAACAAGGCAATCATCGCCAGTAACGTCTGCATGTATGCCGACTGCATCACCGACGGCTGGGACGGTGTGCTTGTGGATGAGAAGCAGCCGAAGAAGTGGTATAAGTCGATGAAGGCTATGATCAACGAGCCAGCGATGGTGCGTGAGATGGCAGACAGGCTTACAGCGAAGATGCAGAAGCGGCTGGACATTGACGAGATCACGCGGCGGCGGTTCAATTTGTATAAAAACGTCGCAAGGGATATTTACACTAAAGAACTTCATGCTATACCTCAAGGCCAGCCAGAGCAACACGATAGCGGTGACGTGGACGGAGCGCGCGAACAGTGCGACGGTCTACCGGTTACGGCTGACCAACTTGGCGACGCTTGACGCTACGGACGTATTTATCAACGCCGTTGACAATTTAAGCAGCTACGAAAGCCGCTACGACAAATTCGCGTTTACCTTGGGCGCGTTGACCAAGGGGCAGTATCGCTACGAGGTCACGGAGAACCCAGCAACCTACGCTGCTGGCGACTTCGTGCAAGGCGGACTATACACTTTTACGGATAGCGGCTATGCATACATCACCGCCGCAACGGATCAGTCGACCAGCGCGCCGTGGGGATGTCAAGGGACGCTGATCCCTGAAGGGGCGACACCTGAAGCGATTGGCGAAGGTATCATCAACACCGCGTCTATTGTCGCAGGTTGCGCCACGTCAGGCATTGCCGCAAGGCTGGCAGATCAACTGGTGCTGAACGGCTTTAGCGACTGGTTTCTGCCGTCGCTGGAGGAGCTGTTGGAAGTCTATGCAAACCTTGCCAGCGCAGGCCTTGGTAGCTTCGTCAATCAAAGCTACTGGAGTTCTACGCAGGCATCAGCGACGCAGGCGTTCACGGTTGACATGAGTAGCGGCAATGCCAATCAGCACAACAAATCGCAGACCAATAGGCATACGCGTGCTATGCGTCGCTTCCTGCTGCCAACGACGAATCCGCGAGTAATTGAAACAGGCCTTGCGATGATCGAAACAACCGAAGGTAGCTTCACGAGTACAACAAACACGATCGACTACGTTTCTTATGACTAAAATAAATTTTAGCTTCATCCCACAGGCGGACTACAGGTATCCGCTAATGCTGCAAAGCAAGGCCAACGACCTGTACACCTTCGGCGAGATGAACGACTACCCATATTATCTTCTCGACATCTACAAGAAAAGCGCGAAGCACAACGCGATCATCAACGGCAAATGCAACTACATTGCTGGCAAAGGCTGGGCAGTGGATGCAGACAAGACCACCGTGGCGCAGCAGGCAAAGGCGGAGGCGTTCATGGCTGACGTGAATGAAGATGACGACCTGAACGACCTGACGCAGAAGTTTGTCTTAGACCTTGAGCTGTTCAACGGCTTCGCACTTGCAGTCACGTGGAACAGGGGCGGCGGCATTGCCTTTATCGAACACGTGCCGTTTGAAAAGGTGCGCGTGTCGCTGGATGATACGATGTTTCTGATTGCTGACTGGTACGATGAGCGCATGATCCGCCAGTATCCGAAGGGCGCGGAAGTTGAGCGCATGCCGAAGTTTGACCCCAATAACCGCGTCGGCAAGCAGCTGTTCTACTATCGGCACTACGCAGCAGGCGTCAAGCACTACCCATTGCCAAACTACCAAGGCGCGCTGGCATACATTGAGTGCGACGTTGAGATTGCTAAGTTTCATATCAGCAACATCCGCAACCAGTTCTGGGGTGGGCAGATGATCAACTTCGCCGATGGCATCCCTACTGACGAAGAAAAGCAAGAGATTGAGCGGCAGATGCGCAACAAGTTCAGCGGCGCAAACAACGCAGGGCGCTTCGTGCTGACGTTCAGCACCGGCAAGGAAAACGCGCCGAGCATTCAGTCGCTGACACCAAGCGACCTTGACAAGCAGTTTGACCTGCTGAACAAGCAAATCCAACAGGAGATTTTCGTCGCGCACAACGTCACCTCGCCGATGCTGTTTGGCATCAGAACCGAGGGGCAGCTTGGAGGCCGCAAGGAGCTGGCAGAGGCGTTTGAGCTGTTTAAGAACACCTACATCATGAACCGCGTTCTGATCGTCGAGAGGATGATTAACTACCTAACGTCGTTCAACGGCTACGAGTGCTTGTACTTGCAGCCATTCGATCCGATCACCGAGCAGCTTTCAGAGCAAGCGCTGATGCAGATTTTGACGCAGGACGAACTACGCGAGAAGGCAGGCTATGAGCCACTTGCAGAGGCGGCACCCGACGCAGGGGAAGTGGCCGTAGAAGCCAGCGCTGGCGTTAATGAAGCTATTAAGACGCTTTCAGGCAGGCAGTATCAAAACCTGATGCGTATTGTGCGTCACTATTCACAAGGCAAGGTCACGCTCGAACAGGCGCGCACGATGCTGACCGCTGGCTTCGGCCTCAACGCCGAACAGGTTGACCAGCTACTGGGCGTGAAGGAGCAGGCGTTCACCGATGAAGCTGATGAGCTGGAGTTCCTTGCGCAAGTTGGCCAGCAGTTCGGTGAGGCGCGTGACACCTTTGAGGTACTGCAAGAGCGCGAACTGGATTTTAACGAATACGGCGAGGCGGAGTTCTTTATGCAGTTTGCAATTTCCGATGAAGACAAGGCGCTGGACGACAAAATCGTAAAATACAGGCGCAAACGCGAGGATGCAACGGTCGAAGAAATGGCCAAGGAGTTCGGGGTGAGTAAGGCGCGAATCCGCAAGCGCATCCAGTACCTGCTGCAGGTCAACAAGTACCCATTGAAACGCGGTATCGGTGAGGCGACCAAAGAGGAGAAAGTGCCTGAACCAATAGTCGAGGTGCGCTACCGCTACGACTGGCGGCCTGAATATCGTGGGTTGAGCAAGGCTGACGGCTACGATAAGAGCCGCAAGTTCTGTCAGGTCATGATGGACTTAAGCAGCGCACGCCTATACACACGCGACGACATTAACCAGCTAACGGCGCTGATGGGATATAGCGTTTGGGAGCGGAGAGGCGGATGGCTGACGCTGGAAGATGGCAGGCACCGGCCAAGCTGTCGGCATATG